CAGCTCCGAAGACGGTCAAGCGGAGCGCACCGGACACGGCCGCCGGGCACGCGCTCTACCTGCTCCGGTCCCGGGAGCTCCGCGAGCAGGCCGGGCTGGACTGGTAAATGGAGCGGGCGTCTGACCTGAAGTACGGCCACGGGTCGGCGCTGTGGACGTACTGGACCAAAGGCGCGGGGTTCGCGAAGTGGTCCGGGGCCGTCCACAAGTGGACGACCCTCCGTGACCTGCTGCTGAAGGCGGGCGTCCCCGCGTCGATGGCCGACGGGCTCGCCACCAACATCATCACGGCGGTCATTCCGGGCTACATGAAACAGGCTCACGCGTCGACGGAACACAAGGCAGGAAGGGCCGACATGGCTAAGCAGGACGTTCTGGACAAGCCCCCGCCGCCGGCCGCGTCCCGCGCCGAGTACATGCGGCTGTACGCCCTGGAGGACATCCACATCCTCCGCTCCGCCGACGGCGGCGACGGCCGCACCGTCGAAGCGTACGCCGCCGTGTTCGGCGAACCCGCCGAGATCGTCGACCACGAAGGCCACTACGTCGAGATCATCGACCCCGCCGCGTTCAACCGCGCCATCGACCACGCCTCCCGCGCCCGCGGCGGCTTCCCCGGCTCCGTCAAGGTCCTGTGGAACCACGGCCGCGACCTGTCCGGCGCCGCCTCCGACCGGTTCTCCATGCCCATCGGCATCCCCGTCGACATCCGCGCCGAGACCCGCGGCCTCCTCACCCGCACCCGCTACTCCGAAACCCCCCTGGCCGACGAGGTGCTGGAGAACATCCGCGCCGGATCCATCACCAGCCAGTCGTTCACCGGCCGGATCATGCGGTCCGACCCGCAGCTGCGCCGCGGCGACAAGTACCGCCCCGACTCCGCCGGGAACCTCCGCACCGTCCGCCGCGCCGAACTGGGCCTGCGCGAATACGGCCCGGTCCTGTGGCCCGCCTACTCGGGCGCCGAGATCCTCGGCGTCCGCATGTCCACTCCGGGGACCTACGCCCTGGACCCGGACGACACCGAACAGGCACTTCCCCCGGATGAGGAACCCGCCGCCGGCGACCCGCTCACCCGCACCGACGGTGACGGCGACGAGCACTCGGCCCGGTATCACCAGCACGCGCTGTACCGCATGAAGTCCGAAGAGATGCGGGAACGGCTCGGGCTGGCCTGGTAACCAGACCGAAGGAGGCGGCTAGTGGCCGCTTTGAAGGACTACCTCGACGAGATGGCGAGGATCAAGACCGAACTCCAGCGGATGGAAAACGACGACACGGTCACCGAGGACAACGAAGGCGACCTCCGCGACACCCTCCTCGCCCGCTGGGAAGAGCTCGACGGCCTCACCAAGCCGATCATCGAGCGGATGGAGAAGATCAAGTCAATCACCAGCACCGCCCAGACCGACGAGGACAACCTGGAACGGCCCTACGGCGTCACACGCACCGGCGGCGGCCGCGGCCCCGACCTGGTCACCCGCGGCAGCCGCGACCCGTTCAGCGACGGCGCCGTCGACCGCGCCCGGCAGGGCATGATGCCCGGCGGGGAACTCCGCGAACGCGCCCTCGACGCCATCGAGCAGGTCGCCCGCCGCGGCATGGTCCCCGGCGACTTCGCCGAGGAAGCCACCCGCAAGGTCCAGGACGGCGGCTACTACTCCAAGAACAACATCGCCCGCCACATCCTCGAAACCGGGTCCCCCGAGTACTACGACGCGTTCCAGCGGTACATCGCCAACCCCGACGACATGGCGGCCCGCGCCGCCCTGAACCTCGGCGTGGCCTCCGGCGGTTTTCAGATGGTGGCCGCCGCCTGACGGTGACGTCAGGCTAGAAAACCTCGCTGTATCGGTGAACCCCGCCAGAACCTAGGGGAATACCGAGGCAACCCGCACAGGGAGAGTCCGTAGAGACTAATACGCGAGGCCCTGCCTAAAGCACCCGGGACTGTGCATCCCGGTGAGGCTGGCAGGTGAAGATAGAGCCCGGTCTGCAGCGATGGCAAAGCTGCAGAGCTAAGGCCGGTGACGGCCTGGCCCGCGCCCGTCAGGGCGTGAGTAACAACTTGTACCTGTTGCCCTTCGTACTAGACCCGACAATCGTGCTGACCAACAACGCCAGCGCCAATCCGTATAGGCGCATCAGCAACGTCAAGACGACCACGAGTAATACGTGGAACGGAGTAACCTCGGCGGGCGTCACGGCGGCGTGGCTCGCTGAAGGTGTCGCTACTGCGGACGCATCTCCGACGGTCGGCAACATCGTCATTACGCCGTTGAAAGCGGCGGCGTGGGTATTTGGTAGCTTTGAAGTGCTCTCGGATACAGATTTCGGGACGCAATTGCCGCGTCTTCTGGCCGATGCCAAGGACAGGCTCGAGGAAGCGGCTTTCGCCACTGGCACTGGCACGGCCCAGCCCACGGGCGTCATGGTCGGCGCGACCACCACCCAGACCACGGCCACCACCGGGGCGTACGTCCTGGCCGACGTCTACACCCTGCACGCCGCCCTGCCCCCGCGGTTCCGCAACTCCCCGAACTGCGCGTGGGTCGCCAACGTGGCCCAGATCAACCGGACCCGGGCCCTCGACACGGCCGGAGGCGCGTCCTTCTGGACGAACCTCGGCAAGGACCAGCCCGAGCAGCTGATGGGCAAGCCCATCTACGAATCCAGCTCCATCGACCCGGTGCTCACCACGACCCACAAGCCGATGGTGTTCGGGGACTTCTCGAACTACTACATCGTCGACAGGGTGGGCGTCTCCATCATCTACGAGCCCATGGTGACCGGCACCGGGGCCAGCGCGAACCTCCCGACAGGACAGTCCGGTCAATTTGAACTGGCCGCCTGACCGAGTGATCGGTCAGTGAAAACCGCACCGTATCGGTGAACCCCGCCAATCCAAGGGGAATACCGAGGCAACCCGTACCGGGGAGTCCGTAGAGACTGAGCGTGTGGCAACTCCGATAGACCTGTGAAGCCGGTATAGCTGAGCAGGGCTGGAGCTGAAGTTACAGTCCGGTCTGCATCAATGGCAAAGATGCAGAGCCACCAGGAAACTAGGTGGCCCCGCGCACCCAGAGGCGCGGGTAACAAATCGTGGTTCATGTACTGGAGAGTCGGCGCGAACGTCAGCACGCCGGCGGCGTTCAGGGTTTTGCTAACCTGACCTGCGGAAACGCCGGGATCTGGTTTATGTGAAGGTGCGGGCCGCTGCTGGTCCGGGTGGCCCGCGCCTCGCAGGAGGCATGCGGTGATCGGCTACTTGACATCCTCCGTCGCCGTAAACGGCGAGGATTCCTGTAGAGCGGAGCAGCTAGACATGCCCATCATAGCGGCAGGGCCGCCACCGCTTGGCTATCGCGGTACTGGCGGCCCTGCTCAAGCTGGCATCTCCTGCGGGAGGAAGTGTCTAGCTGCCGCTCCACAGAGGTTCGCGGATCATCGCCGTGGTCAACTACCCGAGAAGGCTTACCGCGCTGCCACCGCATGCCCTGCGGCGGTCCTGCGCTGCCCAGCTTACCGTGCCATACCCGGCACTCCCCTAAGACGTGAAGGACTCCCGCGCTTTGGCTGAGCACGTCGTGATCGGCTACGTGACCGGCGGCCTGAACCGCAACGAGTTCACCACGTCGCTGGTCGCGATCACCCGCAAGTCCCGGACGGTCATCGACGACGTGATCGCGTTCGTGTCGGGCCCGAACATCTCCCGGGGCCGGAACATGGTGGTGGCTGGGTTCCTGGAGGACCACGACGCGCCGTGGCTGTTCATGTGCGACACGGACATGAGCCTGCCGCGGGACACGGTCGACCGGCTCATCGCCGCGGCGGACCCGCAGGACCGGCCGGTGGTCGGGGGCCTGTGCTTCACCGAGAATCCCGGCGGGGACGGGCCGCTGCCGACCCTGTACGAGCTGGTGGAGGACGACGGCGGCCAGCCCGCGTTCGCCCGTCACCAGTCGTGGCCGGATGACGGCCTGGTGCGGGTGACGGCGACGGGGGCGGCGTGCCTGCTGATCCACCGTGACGCCCTGGAGCATGTGGGGAAGGCGTCGGGGTGCCCGGCGGCGCCGTGGTTCCGGGAGTCGGTGCTGGGCGGGTCGCTGGTCGGGGAGGACCTGACGTTCTGCCTGCGGCTGGGCGCGGCGGGGATCCCCGTCTTCGTCTGTACCGGGGTGCGGGCGGGTCACATGAAGACGATGCTCATCTGACAGGAGCGATGGCGATGGCTGCTAGATACTGCACCGTGAGCTTCTGGTGGCACAACACCTCGACGTCCCGGGCTGAGTTCGTGGACCTGGGGGCGCTGCGGGACTCCACGACGGCTGTGGTGGTCGCCTACCCGGGGATGTTCAGCTCGGTGCAGCTGGATTCCCCGGCGCTGGATCCGAAGCGCAAGGAGTACCTGAAGGTCCACCCGGGCGGCCCCGGCGAGTGAAGGTTTTCGGGCTGCCGGTGGGGGCGGACGGCTGCGGCTACCACCGCTGCTACCAGCCCCTCGCCGAGCTCCGCCGCCGCGGCCACAACGTGATGCTCCCCGAGCGGGGCATGGTGTGGCTCCCCGACGCGGAACTGAACGCCGGCCAGATCGACATCTTCGCCGGGCAGCTGCTCACCGGGCCCCGCGGCATGGGGCTGTGGGAGTCGTGGCGGGGCAGGACGGCCCTGGTGTACGACATCGACGACGACGTGTTCAACTCCGACCACGAAGGCAGCCTGTGGCACCGGCTGCACGAATGCCGGGACATCGCCGCCTACCTGCTGCACATCAGCGACCTGGTCACCGTCTCCACCGAACCCCTGGTCGACGTGGTGAGCCGGTACAACCCGAACGTCGTCGTGCTGCCGAACTGCGTGCACGAGGACATGCTGGCCATCGACCGGCCCCGCCGGGAGCAGGTCACCGTCGGCTGGTCCGGCGGCACGTCCCACCTGCGGGACTTCCGCTACGCCGCGCCGATGCTGTCCCGGTTCCTGAGACGCAACCCGCAGGTGGACTTCCACTTCGTGGGGGCGGATTACACGCCGCTGCTGAAGGTCCCGGCCGGCCGGACGCGGCACACCCGGTGGGAGCCGGACGTGTGGGACTACTACGCCGGCGTCGACTTCGACATCGGGATCGCGCCGCTGGACCCGGCGGGGAAGTTCAACCGGTGCAAGTCCCACCTGAAGGCGATGGAACTGGCCGCCCTGGGGATCCCGGTGGTGGCGTCCCGCTGCGAGGCGTACTCCGGGTTCGTGGAGCACGGCGTCACCGGGTTCCTGGTCCGCCACGACCACGAGTGGGGCCGGTACCTGTACGAGCTGGTGTGCGATGAGGCGATGCGGGCGGAGATGGGCGCGGCGGCCAGGCGGCAGGCGGCCGGGTGGACGATCCAGCAGCGCTACATTGCCTGGGAAGCGGCCTACCGGGATGTGATGGGCCGGGTTCCCGTCCCCGCGAGGGGGTGATGCCTTAGTGAACGCTCCTGCGAGCGGAAACAATCTCGTGTTACCCGGGGCCGGGCTTCCCCGGCCCGGCCCCGTGATAAGAGGAGTGATGGATCGTGTACCTGTCCCGTCAGGCAGGCTGGTATGACGTGAACGGCAACGCCGTCTACGTCCGGGCCAACG